TCTGGTGGACTCATTTTGAAGTAATTTATGTGCCTCGTGGATCAATGCTTTAATACCAGCATCTACGCATTCCTGAATACTAGAACCACGTAAAACACTTAGATTGTCTCCGGAAACTATTCTAAAATTTTCCCATGCTTTTATTTCTTCTTCAGTGTATGGTTCAGCAACAGGACGAAGTTCACTGGCTCGTAGAATTGCTTTAACGATTACCTCTTCAGCAATTCTACTAGCAGCAATTAAAGCAGCATAGTTCGGATCTATATTATACCTACGACTTTCTACGCCTGGGCAACAGTAGATAAGGTGATGCCCATGGGGTAGAGCATCCATGAGATCTGGATCATGTTCTTTTACGGGAACATATTTTTTTCCTACCTTTTCGTAGAATATCTTCTTCATGCTATCAATCGTCTTCTTGTAATTTCTTTGTTGAAGAAATTAGTTCGGTTAAAATATTTTCAACCAGTTGGTTTAGCGTAATGTCCTGTTCATGGGCAATTGTGAAAAGTTTCATCAGAGTATCATCATCCAAATCAACAGGAACCATGACACGAGTATCATATTCATTACCGTTCATAATGGCATCGGCTTTAGCGATGAAATCTTCGTCAATTTCTAAAGTGACGTATCTTACGCCTTCCCATGCTTCCTCAACATCAAAGAATTCCGTGCTACGCTCACTGGATTCTTTACGATAAGCATTAGCATATTCTGGATCAATTAGACGATATGCCCGATCATTAGTGTAATCACATACATCAACTTCATAAACTTTTTGATTTTTTGTATCAAAAATAATGTTAGAACTGAAACCACCATCGCCATGAATGCCGTTCCAAAAACTCAGTGAATAGGCATCATTTCCGTAGCAATTCCAGCCGTAATCACTACCTTCTGTAATACGATAATTTACTAGTTCCATCCAACGCTTTAGTATAATCATGATTAAATCTCCTTGTATTAGGCCGCTTCAGCCAAAGCACGTTCATAAATTGCCCACACACCGAACGGCGGTTGAGCGTTTTCATTACCCTTGATAATGAATACGGTATCGCAGTAGTCAGGATCTCCCCAGGAACCGTAAGGGTAGCCGTCCGTGAACATAATGAACTTCTTGGGTTCAATATCGTTAGACTTCATGTATTCCCAGTTTGCCATGAAATCCGTACCACCACCACCCATGGGTTGATAAGTTTCAATATCTTCAAGATTTTCAGTTGAAAAAGTCTGATGATTGTAAATTTCAGTATCAAAACTCCATACTTGAATTTTGTATTCATCATACGCTTCCATGATGCCACGAATTTCACTCAAGAATGCCTTGATATCCGCTTCGCCGATACTACCAGACGTATCAATAGCAATACAAACATCAATTTGCGTTCCAGGCTTCATGCCAGGCATGATGGCGTCCATATGCCAACTACGACGATTGGGTTTCATCCAACTAAAATCGTCCTTGATGGTAGATTGAATTTGTTGTTGGAGCAATTCGCGCCAGTTCACCACCGGCTTGGTAAGATCTTTTATCAGACGCTTTACGCCAAGAGGAATGTTACCGGCATCAGAACTTTGCGCCGCTTGAAGTACTGCTTGACGAATTTCATCACGAAGTTCTGCCTTCTCCTGATCAGACAACCTCAACTTACGCTTACCCTTGCCACTCTCGCCATTGCCGTCTTTGTCGTCCTCTCCATCGCCTGACCCATTGGAATCATCCTCCATGTGTTCGTCAAGGAGTTTATCCATCAGGCTGCTAATGTCAATCTTCTCGGCATTCTCATAAAGATCGTCATAAACTTCTTCGGCACTCCAGCCCGTATACTTCTTATCATACAGACATGGATTAATTTGCGTACCGATGCGTTGATCAATAAGATCGGCATTCACACAATAGTCTGCCGCGCAATTGAACAGCATACGATCACGGAAGTCACCATTACGGCCGATGTGATCATAAACATTGTGGAGAACTTCATGACCAAACAGGAATTGAAGTTCACCTGCTGACAGATTGTTTACAAATTCCGTATTGTAGTAGAAATTACGCCCATCTGTCGCAGCGGTAGGCAGCCAATCATCAGCATTGACCAGTTTCAGCCTGGTTGCCAGATTGCCAAAGAATGGCGCACTGATTAGTAGAGCAATACGCGCGGTAATTAGTTTTTCGCGGGCAGCGGCATCCGCCACAGGACAAACAGTGTCCTTGAGTTTGCCGCCTCCACGCTTTTTGGAAGATGTCGTTGCCATGATTTACTCCTTATCGAGCATTAGCGTTGGTGATGTACTTACCGAAACGCTTGTAGAATTCATCAAAATTCTTCAACTTACCAGGAACAATCGGCAGACCGTAGGTAGTCAGAGCAACACGAGCACCCATGACTGCCAGTTCGGTCGTGAAATTGTCCATAGAGTAACGGAAGAAATAATCGCACATTTTGAACCAATCTTCGTTTGGCTTGCCATTAATCTTCTTGAGTTCGTCCTGTAGAGTATAGCACAGGGAAATCGTCAAGGAGTACATGGCACTGATTTCTTTGCTATTTAGATTGGTAACCTTACCGGTCAAGATATCTTCTGGGCGAGGCAGTTGACCGGCAATCTTGCGGTGAGCCATAAACTTGATGGCAACACCTTCACCGACAGCACCTGAAATCAGATCGGTCAGATCGGAATCACTGATGGTTTCATCATCCAACAGGCTGGAAACGAACGACCAACTACGTGGCGTAGCGAAACTACGGCTGGAACTACGCGGATCAAAATCATGAAGATCCTGTTTTGCAAAGCCAATGTAGCCTACCACATCCTTGTGGATACGATTGGTAGTTGCCCAGATTTCCCAACTTGCGTGATCAACCCGCATTTCCAGGTGAATGAAACGATTAGCCAGCGGAGCGGGCATACGATAGGTAACACCCTTATCGCTTTCACGATTACCAGCAGCAACCACCACCACATTGTCAGGCAACTTATACTTGCCGATACGACGGTTCAAGATCAGTTGATACGCACTGGCTTGAATGCTGGGCGCAGCGGAATTCATCTCGTCCAAGAACAGGACGACGACCGGATATTGGCTGGCAAATTCTTCGTCAGGCAGATCGATGGGAGGTGCCCAATCCATCCTGCCGTTGTCCTTGTTAAAGAAAGGAATACCGCGAAGATCGGTAGGTTCCATCTGAGCCAGACGCAGATCAATGAATGCGCCGTTCATCTCCTCGGCGATATTAGCGACAACCTCGCTTTTGCCAATGCCAGGAGGGCCCCATACGAATACGGGACGCTGATGCTTGAAGCAGGTCATGATAGCCCTGCGAGCGGTTTGAGTGGTAACGGTACGGCTTTCGCTGATGGTTTCTTTGGACATTGTAAAACTCCTTGAGGTGTGAAAGAATGAACAGATTATATACGCAAAGTTATTTACTGTCTGTAGTTTTTATGCTACATCCCAACAAATTTCTTCAATGATGTCTTCGACCGGAAGAGATGGATTATCCCATGTTTGGGACACAAGTTCACTGTGGAAACTCAGATAGGTTCCATCACTGGAACGAAGCGCATTCATCACTGGAATCCTGTGTTCTGGTTCAATACGATTGATAACATTATTAATCCTGATAGATAGACTGTTCACGGGGTATCCTTTTTCGTTGACATGGGAGCAGTGTATCACGGATGGCTATTTACAGTCAAAACTACTACTTTAAATTTTGAAAAGTTGTGTAAATACAACAGACAAGGAGGAAATTACGCACCAAAAATAATGAATTTCAATCATTCTTCGTTGTGAAAAAGGGGCAAGTATGATTGATCCATTTACCGCATTTTCCGTTGCCAGTGCTGCGTTCAACGGAATAAAAAAAGCAGTTGAAATTGGCAGAGAAGTACAGGACGTATATTCTCAACTAAGCCAATGGGCTGGCGCAATATCTGATTTACAGGAATCTATATCACAAATTGAAAATAGAAAGCCTGGGTTATTTGAAAAGATAGGATTTAGTAAGAACGAAACTTCGGAGGCATTTGATACATTTATAGCCAAGCAAAAAATAATAGAAATGGAAAAAGAAATACATCATATGTTTACGTATGGTGAATTACAACATCTAGGATCAGATGGGTATAAAGAATTTATTCAAATGCGTAGAAGTATAAAAGCAAAACGAGAAAAAATGATATATGAGCAACTAAGGAGACGACAAGAATTCGCTAGAAAGGTAAAAGATTATACGTTAGCCTTGTTGATTTTAATACCTTCAACAATATTGATATATCAAGTAATTAGTTTGATTTATATAGCAGGAGTAAACGCAGGCAGATGGTAATTTAAGGAGTTTTATGATATGATTAAAATTACTAAATATATAGTGTTGTTATTAGGTATAATTGTTTTGCCTGGATGCCAGGAGCGTTATAGATATCCATGTCAGGATCCAGCAAGACATCATGAATACCAATGTAAACCAGAAATTTGTGAGGAAACTAGAACATGTCCGAAGATATTGTAACCGCTGAAAAGCCATCAAAACTCAGATTAACCATTGAAGAACTTAACGCTAGAGTTAAAGCATCTATTGTTGTTTGTTTAGCATTAACGCTAATGGGAATTGTATTTGTTGTGCTGTATAGCATAATATTTGTAACTCAGCCATTAGATGCTATTAGCCCAATTGATGCTAAATTTTTTGAATTAATAATTCCAATTGCTACCTTTTTAACTGGCACATTGTCTGGATATATTTTATCCGGTGGCAAAGACGATAAAAAGGATTGTAAGAGTTCTAAAGATTAAATAGAATTTTCGTAGTTTCGCAGCAACGTTTTTATATCTCCGTCCATTAGTATAAGAGTTGCTGTGTATTCATCATCGAATGTATATAATTTGCCCTGAGCGGGCATCAAAAAATAGAAACTAGGATAATATCGTTCCAATTGAAGTAACAATTTATTTGTTATCAGTCCCTCTATATTAAAACAGAAAGATTTTAATTTACATTCTTTCGTTAAAAACGAAAACCCATTCAGAGTAAGACGTAAACTATTAATATTGGAATTGTTAAACCAAATGATATTTTTAAATTTTATTAGCGGCAGTCCAGATTGAGCCGCAAATATCTTATTTAATTCAGTTTGGGTATACTTTTTCACCTTGCTTCAGGAGTATGACTTCAAACTGATTTGTCTTAAATAAGACGTTTAATTTCTTTGCTAAATTAATAGCATGACCTTTATTTGAGAAGGCGACTTTTTTGTATTTTGGACCAGGGTAATTTACCAGCATATTGCTGGATTTAAGATTGAATGGTTGTCCATTATAAAATACAGCCCAAATGCCATCACTACTTAGTATCTGTTCAGTTTTATAATTACTTTTGTTTACATATTCAGTTAATATGTTGGGCTTGGGTCTACTCATTTACATACCTCTAATTTGATAAATTCAATAATATACTAATATATTTATCAAATCTTGAGGTAATATCTTTATTTGAATCCGCCGCCAGACATAACAACTTGAATTACTTTGTTAGGATCTTCCTGCGTCGTTGGCTTAGCCGATAACCGTGCTATCATGGATAACAATTCAAAAATATCTGCTTGTAATCCACGTGCTTCCTGTGCCGAAAGAGTTAAATCTCTTGACCCAGATTGATTCATTATTTTTAGTTTATCATTAAACTTTTTAATGTGTAGCGTTAGATTATGATCCACCTGGCATTGCCTTTTCTGCTTCTGTTCGTGTTTTGAAGGGTCCCAATGTTTCGTATCTATTTACCATAATAAGTTTAGGACAAAACATTACCTGCCATTCGTTTTGAAATTTAATCGCAAAGTAACCAGCGCAATAATGACACTTACTATTTTTATTTTTAGTATATGCGGCAAACTTTTTTCTAACATTCCAAATAATGTTATATGCCTTACCAGCAACTGGATAATCGCTAATTAGATTTAGAGTAGATGTGGACTTCTTGTTATTTTTCCGATCAAAGATAATATTGTTTTCACTGCCTAACGCCGTAATACTAGCATATCGCTTTCGTTCTTGATCTTTGACAAGAGAAAATCCACCGGCATCAATTGCTTGAATTGTGCCAATTTTTTGTCCATTGGATTCAAGAATCCAGTATTTGTTTGATAATACTGATTTTGCTACGGTTTTATTCATTTGATGGATATGGGTTAGATAGAATATCGGCAATTGTATTAGACATCTCGCTTAGGCGATTTAGTTCATACTTACCGCAAAACTTAAGAAACTCAATACCTACCATTGGTTTACTCTTGGGCACTGAGCCTGTGATAATAGTTTCTATAATCCACTCTTTAACGTGGGCGGGTTGAGCCTTG